TGATTTATAATTTTGAATTTCTACTCCATTAATTAATATACCAACAGATCCTGGTTGAGTTTTTTCTGCAACCCCATTTCCAGTATTTTGATATAAATCAAATTCTCTTAGAATTTTTTGTGAAGAAACATACTGATATTTTTGAGAACTTAATATAAAAGAATGTGAACCAGTTCCCGGATTCAATTTACCGAATTTTACATAATTAATTGAATTTCCAACAAAAGATCTAGATAAGTATAATCTAATTTGGTTTTTTGATATTACATCAACATAATAAATGCCAGAGTTTAAACTGGGTATCGGATCATTCTCCGGCAAATAATAGACTTCATCTCCACGAATAAAAGGTACAGGATCTGGAAATGAAATAATTGAAAATGTTTGAGTTGGGCCATCAAATCCCTGCAAATATCCTTTACCTGCTAAACTTTGACTTTCTGATCCTGTAGCTTCAGGGATAGTTGATTTAAATAAATTTTTCGTTATTTTATATGAAGGAAGACTTCCAGATGCAACATAAATTTTATTTGTATTATCATCCGAATAAACATTATTTACATCACAAGTTAAAGAATCATTGCCAAATTCAATTGGAACCCCAGTACTAGATGCTTTTTTTAATTTTCTTCTTATATCATAATAAAAATTTTCATCATAAACAAATCCACCATTATTGCCAACAATAATCTGATTATTATTTAAATCTATATTTTGAACAACTGGGAAATTAGTTTTTGACGATACAACTTCTTCAGTATCTCTAACAAGAATTTCAATATTATCACCTACTTTTAAACTGGATTTATCAATAGGACTTGATAAAGTAAATGTAGATCCAAAAATACTACTTACTTGATATCTAGAACTTGTATTGTATATCCAAGCATTTGCAACTAGATGTTTATAAGATTTTTGTGTATCTGGGGGATCGGTGATAATTTGTCCCAGATTTTTTACATAAATTTCCTCATTTTCACTAACAGAAACTTCACTAGTGATTTGTTCAAAACCTGATAATACTCCAGTAATTCTTAATTCTACTTTTTTATTTAAATCCCCATCTTCATAGGCATATACAGTTTCGTTAATACGAATATCATTTGTCGGTAAAATAACACTTGTAATTCCAACACACCCAAAAAATTGATTGACGCTTCTATCCGAATAAGTTATAATATTTTGATTGCAAATAAGAGTTCCTGACTGTGGAAATCCAATTGTAGAATCGACACTTATTACCGAAGATCCTATTGGAACTTGGTCAATGACCCTTGTTTTACCCGGAATTGTAAAAGTTCCTGTAATTGCAGAACTTTCCTCATATCCAACAAAAAGAGAAAGTTTGAAATATTGCTTATTATCTACAGTAAAAATTTCTACCTGAGAAACAGACGCTGTTGTTGCAGGATCTGTAGATTTTACAATAGTTTGTCCGACAATTTTTGATGGATCTCCAGAAATTCTTTCAGCAACTACTTCTTCTCTTCTCAGATAATAAGCTGCAGAAGGTCTAATTAAAAGTTCGCCAAGATTTAAAACGGTTGGAGTAACACCATAAAGAACATTGAATAAAATTCTAAAAGATTCTTTTGTACCTTTAGATTGGTAAAAAGCTCTTGCACTTTTAATAAAGTTTCCAATATTTAATTCGGGAACAAAATCACTATTCTCTAAACCAGGAGTAAATGTAAATTTAATTTTTTTATAAAATTCTTTTAAAAATAAAGCACTTAAATTACTTACAGGTGATCCAGAATTGTGAGATGCTATATTTGATGTGGAAAAAACTAATTCTTCTGGATTTGATGGACTATGATAGCTAGTGATACCACTGAATCCTCTAATACATCCAGTAAACGTATTAGTAGTAATTCCAGTATATGTAATGATTTCATTATCAATTTGAAGCAATCCATATTTTTGTGGATAACCTTTTGTTGATAAAACCGGAATTTCAGAGGTAGTAGAAGAAATTCCGCTTTGAAGTATCGTAGTATTATTGATAACTTCTGGTGTTAAATTATCAATTTTTAAATAACTATCTAAATTTTCTGCAATATCAATATTTCCGCCAGGATATTCTTGAGAAACATAATACTGCTTTAAAAATTCTGCAGCATTTGGGTTTTCATCTATAATAAATTCCGGAAGTTGATTGTCAATTATTTGTTGTACTTTAATTCTAGTATCAAAACCAGTTTGTATCATATTATATCCTCTTTAGCGTCCCATTCGAATAACTTGAAGTGAAATAGTCCCTAGTAAACTGAACCCCAGATATGTCCTCTCCAGATGTAATTACATCCTTAATCATATTTATTTTACTTTTTGAAATGTCAAAATAGAGATATAAATCTTTTAATCCGACTACATCATTAGATTCTGGATATGCTTGAACTTCTACAATATTATTTTCTAGATTAGTTGATGATATATTTACTGGACTTAATTTAATTTCTCCCTTGGTATAATTAACTGTTCCTGCAGACTTAACTATGACATTAATTTCTCCTGCAGCGTTTCCTGCTTTTACAATTGAGATAACCCCTAAACCACTTCCATCAAGATCTCCCATAGAATTTTTATTGGGAATATCTGTAAGATAAAGAGTATCTGCGATACCATCAATTCTGAATCCAGTTGATTTGATATTATATCCAGAAGCATTAATATGAAACTTATTACCAAAACATAATTCATATTGAGCAAGTTTTCCAACTGCAGCAGCCAAATTTCTTCTAATTCTAACTTTTGTAATATTCGATGTTACTGCATTATCAGTATTATCAATTACCTGAAGAACTTTACTATACTTAAATCTCCCACCAAATTTATTAAGATCAGAAGAATTTGAATATAATGTTAATGATGAATTCACTTTTTTTAGTAAGTATTCTGGTGAACTTACTTGGGAATCGTTATAATAGACATTTGAATCAATCTCAACATAGAGTATCTTAAGATCGACAATTGTTTGACGAATGCCAGAAAGACTGTATTGTTTAAGTTGAGTAATAATCCTCGTCTTATCAAAATCAGATACGAAAAACCCATTCTTTGGTTTTATACTAAGTTGAACAACTCCATATTGTGGAGGATCCAATTCTTCTCCCCCAACAATTGAAACTGATTCTGTGTTTGGATAGATTGTGGGAATAATTGTTTCATAGTCACGAGCAGTAACCGCTCTGTGTTGGGCAGAATATGCCTTTGGTGCAAAATATTTAATTGAATCTAGAGGTTCAGCTTCTCCACCTCCCATAGAAGACATATTTGTAGTTACATCAATTTTATTTGTTGGTACAATAATCTCCCCCAGAGATCCACTAAAATTGCCCGCAAATGAAAAAACCTTAGCATTATTTCCACTTATTCCACTTGTAACAACATATGATACCGTAATGATAGAACCATTTTGCAATTTTGTACCAAAGATACCGTCACCAAAAATAAGTTGATATTTTTCGTCTTGAATTTCTTGAATTAAATAAATTTGAGAATACTTATTAACTTTTAAAATATTATCAACAAGAGAATACTTGATTCCCAATCCACTATCACCAACTCCCTTTACATGAACGATGATTGTACTTGTATCAATATAAGGATTATCTAAAATAAATTTTTGATCAAGTGATCCATTTACTGTAAATTGTTTTGTAAGATATGTACCTTCATATACATCAATGTTATTAAAAGTTGCCATTCCATCCACAATAGGACGTGTCTGATCTTCTGGAACTGAGAAAATATATGTAGTCTCTGTAATTGATCCAGTACAAACAAGACCTGCTTTCAGGGTTAGATTTGGACTTGTACTCGTAGTTTCTGCAGTAAAAGAGATCGTCGCCTTTGCCGCCCTTCTTGATGCGGGAACATAACCAATAACTCTTGCTAGGGAAACAACATTCTCTCGTAAAGTAGCCGAATCCAAAAAGGATTCGTTTACAATCATATTTGAATTAAACGCTGTAATATATGTGTTATACGCTAGTGTGTCAATAAGCACAGAAAAATTTGACCCTTCAAAATCAAAATCCGTGAATGTGGAGTTTGCACGGAGATAATCTTTGATGGATGTTTTTATCTGATCAAAATCTAAATTAGTAAACTTTGTAAAAGGCATTTTATCTTGTTGCCTCTAATAAGAAAGTAAATTGCTGTGCTGGAATTTGTTGCCCAATAATTTCAAAATTTATTGTAACTTCAAAGGCATTTAGATCTGGTTGTGGATCTACACTCACAATTACATTATCTACTCTTGGTTCAAAGTTTGATATTGTAGTTTTAATCTCAGTTTGAATTGTAGATGCCGTACCATAATCAACAAAATCAAATAGAGATGATCTTACATTTGAACCAAGAATGGGATTGAAGAATCTCTCCTTGGGAATCGTCTCTACTAGATTTCTAACAGATCTTATAATTGCGTTTTCATTTACCAATATTGGCAAATCCTTTGTCACTGGATGTGGTACAAAGGATAAACTAATATCTTTAAACGATCTAGATATCCTTTGTACTGCCATCTTACATAAAATTCTTAAGTTATTTATGCCTATTTCCAAGAAGAACCATAAGATGGCTCAGTTCCGTATTCCCAGTCATCATAGTCTTCATCATTACGAATCTTTTCATGAAGGTCAGTCTGTACTTTGAGATTATGCTTCGGCGCATAATCATGCATAATTTCTTGAATAACTCTTTGGTTCAATTCTTGAGACGGTGAATAATCTGTTACAAGTCTTGTGGTTCCCCACATTTGTCTCATATACTCACTATTTCTATCAACTTTACCGTTAGACATTTTTAGCTCCTGTTTTAAAATATAAAACAGAACTTTTATAAAGGAGGTTGCTATCTCCTTATTACTATTTAACGATCTAAATGTCGAATTTTAAAATGATTTGAATTTAGATATTTTAAGAGTTCAATTGCAACAAGTCTTGGTTTTCCTGCACCACAAGTATAAACATCGATGGCAATACATCCTTCTTCAGGCCATGTATGACACGATACATGACTCTCTGAGAGGGCGATAACAATGGTGACACCCTGTGGATCAAATTCATGCTTAAACACGTTCAAAATGGTCATCTGAGCGCGTTCAATGCCTCTCTTCATGACTTCCACAAGAGCATCGCCATCATTTAGTAAGTCATGTTCGACTTTATAAACCTCTAGAAGGAGGTGATTTCCCATAGAAAACTGTTCCAATTCACATAAACCTTTAAAATTTGTGTAACTTGCTATTTATTTTACAAAAAAACCACGCCTTTTGTAATCTGGATCATCAATGTATTGATAATCTGACATATTTTCTGTCTTTTGATCTTCCCAGATAGGAATTGCAATTGTATTTCCGTATCTGAAATCGGAATTTTGGCGAAAATGAACTTCAATTAATTTTTCACCAATAAACTCACAGTTAATCCAGTCATAATTACCCTTTAAATTCTCTAAAATTGGTGGAAAATCTACTCTTCGATCAATTTTTTCCCATTTTTGCCATTTATATAAAGGATCGGAGTCATCTTTTGTTCCCTTGATCACTAGTTTCGGTGTTTTTTGATAATAATCAACACTCAAATGCTCACCCTCAAAGATTTCACACCAAAATTCAGATGGATGAAGGTGTTCGGTATTATTTTCCAACCATTCTATACGAGCAAAACGGCCCATTCCAAGTAAGTTTAAAGAAGGTCGAACAATATAAGACTTGGGAAAGGGTACACAAGTCCCCGCTGGTCCACAAGTGTATCCTAAATGAGTACTTAGAAACAACTTATTGTAGATCCAAAGATCCTCAGAGTTAATTGAATTCCATTCATCATCAACTTCTAGGTGATACATAGACACAAAAAATCCATCCGTTTCATAATAGTTATATGATTCGGATGGAAAATCGTATTATTTTTTCTTTCTAGCGTTTGATGCCTTTTTTTGAGCATTACTACGACATTGACCAGTTGCTTTTCTTTTATCTCCGTTTCCGAAGGTTGGATTTTTCTTTGGTTTTTTGGGAGTACTCACCGTCCCTGTCCTCGGTATTTTTTACGAGCTTTATTACGAGACGTTGCAGAATAATGCGTATTACGTCCCATTCCTTGAAGAGTATTCTTGGGATGAGACTCAATTTTCTTACCACCACTCAATGATTTTTTAACAGCCATAATTAATCTCCAATAATTTC